GAACACTTATAAGTATTTAAGTAATCTAATATAAGGAGATTTATGCCAAATAAAGATACTTACAAAAGAAAACACAAATACCTCGATAAACAAATATCCCACCTAGAAAAAACTAACTACTACAATCGCACTCTCATTGCCAATCTCAAAAAGAGAAAACTCAAACTCAAGGATAAACTAATATCACATACTCGGGAGTTGGCCAGGCGAGAAAAATACAACAGCCACGAGTATATAAAACGAGCACTCTCAATGACTGCTTGACTTGCCAATTGATATGTGATATACTCATAACATATGCTACACAAAATAAGTCAACTATGTGATAAGATAGATTCGTTAAAGAAATCGGCAGACTATCTACGAGAATTGAAATACGGTCCCAACAAGGCACCTCGTCAAGTGATTGATGAGCGTATTGCTTCAATTCAAGCGGAATGTCTATTAATCGCAAACGATAAATCTGATTATAACGAACCTCACATTCAAGAAGATTTAGAGTAAAAAAAACCTTCTTAAAAAAACTTCGTGGTCCTGCGAGGTATAAATATAACTATATGAAAACACTTAAGCAAGTAGAGGCCATCGATGCCATCTGTGAATCGACCTATAAGGATCTTGTAATTACAGAGGCAGAGTATCAAGGTAAAAAAGTAAAATTAAACGACCCTATTCGTGGTGGTAGTAAGAAGTTCTATGTCTATGTTAAAAATGCAAAAGGCAATATTGTCAAAGTATCATTTGGTGATACAACAGGTTTAAGTATTAAACGTGATGATCCTGCAAGACGTAAATCTTTTCGTGCAAGGCATAATTGTGATACGGCAAAAGATAAGACAACGGCAAGATACTGGTCTTGTTATCAATGGCGTGCTGGTGCAAAAGTAAATAATTAATTATATCATGCCTTATGAAAAATCCTGTTCTCATTCATAAGCACCTAATCATTCGTGCAGAGGCAAATCGAGTTCCGACAGACGAGGAACAACTGACAACATGGATGGAAGAATTCATATTCTCGATTGATATGAAAATACTCATGGGTCCATATGTCAAGTATTGTACAATGGAAGGCAATCGTGGCATTACAGGTATTGCCGTAATCGAAACATCACACATCGCCATTCATGTATGGGACGAACCCAATCCTGCATTAATGCAGATAGACGTTTACTCTTGTGCCGAGTTCGATCCGTATAGAATCGCCGAGAAGATCAAATCAGATTTTGATGTCGTCAAGATAGACTATAAATATTTAAATAGAGAAACAGGACTTAAACCAATAAGGTTAAAAAAATAGTATGAAACATTTTATGGGTAAGGACGGCTTTCAATGGTTTGTTGGAGTTGTCGAAGATCGAAACGATCCTAAAACATTAGGTAGAGTTAGAGTCAGATGTCTAGGTTATCATACAGAGGACCTAGTTAAATTACCTACTGCCGATCTACCATGGGCACACCCAATGAATCCTATCACGAGTGCGACCGTATCAGGTATAGGAAATACACCACTAGGTGTTGTCGAGGGTACATGGGTCATAGGATTTTTCACAGACGGACCATCAGCACAACAACCTGTAATCATAGGTACACTACCTGGCGTTCCTAAAAATCTACCAACTAAAGATGATACAAAAGGTTTTCAAGATTACATATCTGGATCATTTCCTAAATACACAGAAACAGATGTCAATCGTCTTGCAGTAAACGAGAAAGATGAAGATGGCAATGAAACAAATCCTCATAGCACACTAACACAAAGACGTGCCACTAGGGAACTTGCGATAGGTACGGCACAGATAGATGGTGTCGTGGATGGCGTTGCACCTTTCGATGGCGATCTCGATACGGAGAATGGTGGTAAGTGGGATCAACCAGAGATACCATACAACGCAACATATCCTAATAATCATGTCTATGAATCAGAGGGTGGTCACCTAAAAGAATTTGACGACACGAAGGACAATGAGAGAATAAATGAAAGACACACAAGTGGTACTGGTTACGAGATAGGACCAGACGGAACTAAAGTCACAAAGGTCGTAAAAGATAATTACAACATAATCACGAATGATGAATACTGTCACATACAAGGCACCTCTCGTGCAACAATCGACAAGGGTTTGAGAGTTAGGGTAAACAGTAAAGGTGAATCTGGCAACAACTATAACATAGAGGTTGGTCAAGGTTCAAGTCTTAACATAGAGGTCAATGGTGGTAACATCAACCTAACGACACTAGGTACAGGTCAAGACGCTGGTGATATAAACATAAATGCTAGTCGTGATCTCAATATGCAGATAAGTCGTAATATGAATATAGGTGTCATAGGCACGATCACGGAAACAAGTAATATTAAAACACAATCTACAACAGAGGCATTAACAGAAAACTCTGGTACTCATACAATCAATACAGGTAAGAATACTATCAATGGTGGTAGTGAGGTAGATGTCAACGCAAGTATCATCAATCTAAACTAATGTTTAGTATTTAAGTCAAGATCCTAATTCTTATAAGTACTCATGTGCGTCCTTCAGAAACCAGCTAGGTACCAGAGTAGGCAAAATCCAAGAATGAAAGTAATAGTATTAATGATAGTAATCACAATGTATGGATGTGGTATTAAACCAAGTGTATCTTGCAATGTAAATGATATTAATACGGCAATCAAAGATTGTAAAGAACAACCTCAATTTGGTATATCTAAAGAATTTTAATTGGTCGGAGTGGTAGGATTCGAACCTACGACCCTATCGTCCCAAACGATATGCGCTACCAGGCTGCGCTACACTCCGTTATTTACTTACGCCTGTTGTTATTATTCTGACTGGCCTAAGTAACCTCCAGAATTTATCTAGTGCCTTTAACTCACTAGTATTCTCGGTGGTGGGGGGTGTTTCCATTTTTTTATTTGTGCTTGTACAACCTATAAGTAATACAAATAATATAATTAAACTATACTTCATAACTAACTTTTATCTCATCTTCTGTTTTATCATTCTCCGATCCTTCAGGAAAGTCTATTGATAATCCTTCATAAGTTATATCAACTCCTGAATCAACGGAACTATTCTTGACTTCTTCTGAATAATCTCTCTCGATTATCATATCGATATAGTGTTTTGCTTTTTCAAGGTCTTGCAATCCGCCTTTGTTTATATGCCTACAAATATATTTGATGGCATTGCCTTCGGCAAATTTCATTTCATTCTTGTTTATAAATTCGGCAGGTTGTATCTTCATGTTTTGATAGTGACTGCCACCTACTTGTTTATCATATGCGTTGCTCATTTTTCTCCTTTGTTAATGTAGTGTTGTATCTTCAAATTTTTCTATCTTATCATAACTCTCGGTTATAGATTTTGTCATTGCATTATAACCTTCATCACTTAATACTGTTTTATATATTCTTAATCCTATTGTGACAAGTGTGGCAGCGATCATCTGCCAGTTAAACTTTACACCCATTATAATTACATATCTATACAGGTCATCAAATGCCTCTTGTAATTTTTTATCGTCTTCTTTACTTGACACTTCGTTTATTACTTTCTTGGTTGTTTACAAATACTCTAATCAATCTTGACACATCAACCTCTTCTTTCTTTAAGGTCTTGGGATGTGTGAATATTACTTTACTCTTGTTAACCTCTAATTGTATACCTATATCAGAGGCAACCACGATGGCGTCATCTGTATTTTTTCTCCAATCGTGACTACTATATCCCAATACGTCTTGACTCATTATTTTTCCTTTCTAACATTTTTACTATTGATAATTGTTTTTTATTAAATTTAACTTCACTATATCTTTTAATTTTATTTTGAATATAACTTGGTTCAATATTAATTAATTTGCAATAGTAAGTAAACTGTGGATCATTATTCATAATCCAGTTGATTGCTTCCATCTTATGTTTTATATCTTGTTTATTAAAACCTACATACTTGGCGTCTTCAACTGCCTGTGTAAGTATTGCTGTAATAAAACCTTCTTCACCTTTTATCATTATTTACCTATTCTTTCTTCTGCTTCTAGATTTAATGCGATATCAACATCTGAATCTTCTTTCATCCAGTCTGTATCTTCGACATACTCATTTTTTTTAATCACTTCTTCAATCTGACTAAAATAACACCAGTATTGTCCGAATGTTATTGCACCAGTATAATTTAATTCTGTATCATACTCTTTGGCACTAACACCTAACTCACCAGCAATATCGTACTTATCGGTAGCAATACCGATATTAGTTATCACTCCTTCTCTTCCACTTTTTTCTCTTATTGTATCTCCTAATTGTATTTTCATAATGTTCTCCTTATATAAAATCGTAAGCGTATTCGCCGTTATTAATATTATACATCTTAACTATCGTATTGTCAAGAAGTTTCTCTAGCACACCTTTTAACTCTTTTGATAAGACATCTACGAAACCTGGTGTGAAGGTAACGAATAATGATCCGTGTAGCATTTCTGCCTTTTTAGCGCCACTTGATTTAGCAGCTTTTAAGATTAGTTCTTCATGTTTCACTATTTTGCCTCCTTGTAAAGTTCTTGTGAATATAAAGCAAGCATGAACATAGTGGCACCTAACATCGCCATCAATCCACCTTGTAACCATTTGTCAGTTTCTATCGATCCGACAGCACCAACCATCATTAATGTACCGATAACAATATTACCGATAGTTAAATATTCTAAAAATTTCTTCATTAGGCAGCCGCCATTTCGTTATCGATAACTTCTTCGACATTTTCAGAATCAATACCTAACATTTGTAGGTTATCAACTTTTAAAATATCAGAAATCGCAGTTTCTTTAGTGATAAGATTTTGTTTAACTTGTAAAATAATCTTATCTACTGATTCTTCGGCAGTATTTTCTGCCCATTGTTTTACTTTTGACATAATGTAGTCTCCTTTGTTGTTTTTTTCATAATATACAATAATAATATCACATTTTTTGACATTTGTATAGTGTATAAATTGTCGCAGGTGATAGAATCATTGTTTTTATGTGTTTTTTTCATAATATACTCTTATCCTATACTAAAAAATCAGTAATTACAAGGGAAAAATCCCGAAAATGCCAAAAAAATTCAAAATGTTGCAAAAATACAACAGTTTTTTAGAACAAAACTAGAACATTTAGGATTTAGCGGCGAAACTCTAGAAATTTCGCCGTGCGTCCCGAGCAGTTCCGTCTCCATCACTACTCTAACTCTTATTATATCATTTTTTGACGATTTGGTCAAGCACTTATAAATAGTTAATGTAAAATGTAAAGGAAAACCGATATGCACGAGTATAATGTAAATATTTTAAAGGTGGTTGACGGAGATACCGTTGATGTTGATATAGATTTGGGTTTTGGTGTCTGGTTACGAAATGAAAGAGTGAGAATTATGGGAATTGACACTCCCGAGTCTAGAACATCAGACAAAATCGAAAAAGTTTTTGGCGAAGCAGCAAAACAAAGGTTAATTTCTTTGTTAAGCTCTGAAGCAGTTTTAATGTCCCAAGTTTCTAAAATGGGGGAAAACATGAAAGGTAAATTTGGTCGTATTTTGGGCGATTTTAAAACAATCAATGACCAAGTTGTTACTAAAATGTTAATGGAAGAAGGACATGCTGTTGCTTATCACGGTGGCGACAAGGAAGCCATTCAAGCACAACATTTAAAAAACAGACAAAGACTAATTGATGAAGGAAAAGTGCCTACACCTGATGGCATGACTTTAACGCCAAACAAGGTAAACACTTTTAAAGCAACTAAACCACCATTAAGAAAAAAGAAAAACAAAAAGAAGTAATATAGGAGGATACTCCAATGAATTATTTAAAGAAGATAATTGATTGGGTTCTAACTGCTTATGAACCTGAATTTAAACCAAAAAGAGTTTACAAGTATAAAGGTAAAACATATTATTTAAGGAAACGAAAAAAGAAAAGATGATAGGTGAATATACTGTTAAGATAGGT